CTATGACGCGACCTCACTTTTTAAAATCAATATCCCAACGCCAGTCATGGCCGGTGTACGCACACCTGTTAGACAGTTTGCTTCGTGTGTCCTTGTTGACAGTGACGATACCCTTGATAGCATCTTCGCATCTGATATGTCGATTGGTAGATATACGGCGCAAAGAGCAGGTATTGGAATTAACGCAGGAAGAATTAGAGGAGTCAACTCAAAAATTAGAGGCGGAGAAGTAGCACACACTGGTATTATTCCGTTCCTTAAAAAGTTCGAAGCAACTGTGCGTTGCTGTACACAAAATGGTGTACGTGGAGGTAGTGCAACTACACACTTCCCGTTTTGGCATCAAGAGATTGAAGACATCCTTGTGTTAAAAAATAACAAAGGCACAGAAGACAATCGTGTACGCAAACTAGATTATTCAATTCAGCTGAACAAAACTATGTATGAAAGGCTATTGTCTGGTGGAGAAATAACCCTTTTCTCGCCACACGATGTGCCAGGACTATATGAGGCGTACTTTGGTGACCCAGATGAGTTTAAAGAATTATACGAAAAGTACGAAAGAGCAACTAGTATAAAGAAAAAGAAAATCGATGCTATGACATTATTTTCAGAGCTAATTAAAGAACGTGCTGAAACAGGACGCATTTATATAATGAATGTCGATCACTGTAACACACATAGTTCTTTCAAGGACACAGTTTACATGAGTAATTTGTGTCAAGAAATTACATTACCTACAAAACCTCTTGAGCATATAGATGACGAAAATGGCGAAATTGCACTATGTATTCTAAGTGCAATCAATGTAGGTACGATTAGAGGCCTTGATGACCTTGACGAACTTTGTGATCTTGCAGTAAGAGCACTAGAAGAAATTATTGATTATCAGCGTTATCCAATTAAAGCTGCAGAAATTTCAACAAAAGCGAGACGTAGTTTGGGTGTAGGATATATTGGTCTTGCTCATTATCTTGCTCGTAATAAAGCAAAGTACAGCGATAAAAAAGCATGGCAACTTGTACATGATTTATCAGAAGCATTTCAATATTATCTTTTAAAAGCAAGTAATAAACTTGCACAAGAAAGAGGTGCATGTGAATATTTTAACCGCACTAAATATAGCGATGGTATACTTCCAATTGACACATATAAAAAGGATGTTGATACCATTGTGGAAAATAAATTAAATTATGATTGGGATAGTCTCCGAAATGATATCAAAGAGCACGGCCTCAGGCACTCAACGTTGTCTGCACAGATGCCATCAGAGAGCAGTTCCGTTGTGTCAAACGCAACAAACGGAATTGAACCTCCTAGAGGGTATTTGTCCGTTAAGAAGTCAAAGAAAGGGCCTCTTAAGCAAATTGTTCCGCAATATCATTCGTTAAGAAATAACTACACACTTCTATGGAATATGACTTCAAATGAAGGTTATATTAATGTAGTAGCAGTAATGCAAAAATTCTTCGATCAAGCAATTTCAGGAAACTGGAGTTATAATCCAACACAGTATGCTGATAACGAAGTTCCTATGAGTGTGATGCTACAAGACTTGTTAAATACATACAAGTTTGGTTGGAAAACAAGTTACTATCAGAATACTTATGATTATAAAACTGATCCAAGCGAGATAGAAGAAGAAAAAATAGAAGCATCTATTCCGGTCGAACCGACACAAAACACAGAAGACGACGAAATGTGTGAAGCGTGTGCAATTTAATGGTTGACAATACTGCAACCGTAATATATAGTAAGTAAAAAGGATGTAACAAAAATGGCGAAGACCGTCTTCAACAAAGAAAAAGTAGACTTCACAAAACAAAACATGTTTTTTGGAGCAGATCAGAACACACAACGATACGATACTTTTAAGTTTCCTGTGTTTGACAAATTAAATCAAACAATGTTAGGATACTTTTGGCGACCTGAGGAAGTTAGTCTACAAAAAGATAGAGCAGACTATGCAAACTTCCGCCCAGAGCAAAAGCATATCTTTACCGCAAACCTAAAGTATCAAACACTACTTGATAGTGTACAAGGACGTGGACCGTGCCTAGCATTCCTTCCACACTGTTCACTGCCTGAATTAGAAGGTTGCATTGTTACTTGGGATTTCTTTGAAACTATTCACTCACGTTCATATACACATATCATGAAAAACGTATATCCAGATCCAAGTGAAGTTTTTGATACCATCCTAGATGACGAGAAAATTATTGCCCGTGCAACAAGTGTAACAAAACACTATGATGCATTTAGCGAAGCGGCTGACTCATTTATCCATCGCAAAGAAGGCAATATGAAGGAAGTCAAAAAGAAACTTTACCTTGCAATGCAAACAGTAAATATACTTGAAGGACTTCGCTTTTACGTGTCATTTGCTTGCACCTTTGGCTTTGGAGAACTAAAGTTAATGGAAGGTAGTGCTAAGATTATTTCACTTATCGCTAGGGATGAAGCACAGCATTTGGCACTTTCAACTCATATTTTAAAACTTTGGGCTCAGGGAAAAGATGATCCTGATATGGCAAAGATTGCAAAAGAGTGCGAAGAAGAAGTTTATGATTTGTGGCGTGAATGTGTTGCAGAAGAAAAGGACTGGGCAGAATATTTGTTTAAAGATGGATCAATGATTGGTTTGAATACTACACTACTTCATCAATATGTAGAGTATATCGCTAATCGTAGATTGAAAGCATTAGGTATGAATGCTATCTTTGATCAACCTGTTAACACAAATCCGTTACCGTGGACACAACATTGGTTATCAAGCTCAGGCTTACAAGTTGCTCCACAAGAAACAGAAGTAGAAAGTTACATTATAGGCGGCATCAAACAAGATGTTGACAAAGAAAAACTTAAAGGATTTTCATTATGATAGAAATATGGGGCAAACCAGCTTGCCCTCATTGTGATCAAGCAAAACAATTTTGTGAAACACGTGAATTTAAGTACGTTTACAAACAATTAGATGTAGACTTTACAAGGGAAGAAGTATTTGAAAACTTTCCAGGAGCAAGAACATTTCCACAAATTAAAGTGAACAGCAAAATCATTGGATCTAAAGACGACTTTTTTAAGTATGTTGAAGATACAGGCTACACAGGATCAGGACACAGTTTAAGTTAATATGTTAATAGAAGCACCATACAAAGCACAGGATACGGTTACTGTTAAAACAACCGCCGGAGATGAATTAGTAGGCCGATTTATTGAAGAAAATGATAAAGAGGTTGTTATAGAAAAACCTCTTGCATTAATGGCAACACAACAAGGAATGGGGTTGGCGCCTTTTGCCTTTACTATTCCACCAGATGCTAAAATTAAGTTGAATAGATCAGCAGTATTGTTTGTACACAAGACTGAAACAGAAATGGCAAAGCAATATGTACAAAATGTTAGTGGGATACAAATGGTATGACAACAGATGTAGCAACAAAAAATTCACAAACCTTACAAGGAAAACTAGAAGCATTTTTTGATGCTATCGAGGGAATTGAAAAATTAGAAGACGGTTCTGTTATTATAGAATGGAAGTCTAATGTTGCCCATCATGTTGACGGTCATCATGTTGTTTACTCACAAGGCCTACAAATTAATCAAGCAAAAGAAATCCATCTTAATCCATACTTTGAAAAGAAATTAAATCAACTACGTTTCGAAGAATTAGGCGATCAAGTTAGGAAAGCAATAGGAGTAGATATGAATGACGCACCATTTATAATTAAAGATAACAATGAACTGTTATATTTTCATAAAATAGAAGATATACCACAGGAGTTTGATCATTTAATAAAGTTTGCCCCTACGATTCCTCCAGAGCCACACACAGAAGAACAACATGCAGAGATCGAAACACTAAACGATAAACTGCAAGAACTACTCAAAAGAGAACGTAAGTAATGCCAGCCGTTACTAGACATCAAGATGCAGATGTGCCTCATTGTTCAGGAATGACAAGAGCAGGACATTCGAGCGATGTTATTGTAAACAATAAAGGCGTAAGTAGAAAAGACGATAATAATACAGGACATTTACTTCCTGGTTCACCGTGCCCGAGTCATGCGGCACCAATTACAACAGGTTCAACCACAGTATTCGCAAATAATAAAGGCGTAGGTAGAATAGGAGACGGTATTACTGCATGTACAAGTGTAGCTCAAGGTTCTCCTGACACATTTGCTGGTTGACATCCCAACCAAACCCTGCTATAATAACACTATGAAAAATAAGGTAATACTGACAGATTGCGACGGCGTTTTACTTGATTGGTCCTATGCGTTTGATCAATGGATGAAATATCACGATTATAAAGTCGTAGTTGAAGATAATATAAATTATGATATGCATATAAAATATGGTCTTGATAAAAAAGAAACAAAAAGACTAATTAGAATGTTTAACGAAAGTGCGTGGATTAGGAAATTGCCTCCGTTGCGAGATGCAATACACTATGTAAAACTACTTCACGAAAAGCATGGTTTTATATTCCATGCTATAACGAGTTTGAGCAGTAATTATTACTCTCAACATTTAAGAACAAAGAACCTACGCGAACTGTTTGGTGACACTGTTTTTGAAAAATATGTTTATTTAGATACAGGTGCAGACAAGGATGAAGTCTTATTAGACTACAAAGATACTGGCTGTTACTGGGTTGAAGATAAACCATTAAACGTTGATACTGGTATAAAACTAGGACTCAATGGTGTATTAATTAACCATGATCATAACAAACACTATGACGGAAGTGCAATTAGAGTTTGGACATGGGAAGAATTATACAAAATTATTATAGGAGAAAAAGTATATGACTTTACATGATGAAATCGTTCAGGCTTTTAACAATTATTTGTCTGAATCAGAAACCTTTGAAGATAAAAATGTTAAGGCCGCGGCCGCAAGAGCTCGTAAGGCTTTAGGCGACTTAGGCAAACTGACCAAAGAGCGTAGAAAAGAAATCCAAGATAAAAAGAACTCAATGTAATGAGCGGTCAACGGCGATGGCTGAAATTATGGGCCAGGACTGTTGGGATGCCTATTGGGTTAAACGACGAAGATAAACCAGAGTTCCTTCCAATACCTCAAGAAGATGTTAGAAGGGCTCTGGTTTTTCGTACTTTTTGGATAGCATTACATATCCTAACATGTTGCATGATTATTGCAGGTAATGCTAAAAATTTATTTTTTACATGAGGTCGGTATGAAAGTAGAGATTAAATTAAGTAACACACAGCTACTTGTATTAGGAGTCTGGTCTTGGGCTTTTATTTTAGGAATGGTCTTAAATTGACCTATGTTAGCGCCATTAAACTAATAGTAGTGTAAATACTGTATGCTACGAAATGATCTTAAAGAAGAATACAGATTATTTTTTATGGTGAAAGGACACCTTGACGCTCCTGTTCAAACTGTAATAGATTGTGCAGATGGGTATTTCAAACGTTTATGGTACGACGGTGCTAATGGTGCACCTCTTTATGATTATTCAGAACAGTTTGAACAAGCATGGAGAGAAAAAAATGGCATCGAGAGCTTTTGAATCACTAACAGAAGAAGACTTACGTTATTTAGAAACCCTTCTAGGTGAAGCGTATTCTAAAGAAATGAATCAAGATAGAACTTGGCAAACAAAAAATGGTTATGCAAGACCATTTCAAAAGCAAAGACGTATACTAAATTGTCTTAATGCTATACGTTCACAAAAAGACTATTTAAGAAAAACATCTATTAAGTGGTAATTGGCTCTGGGGGAAGGACTCGAACCTTCACGGTAAATACTTTGCCAGTTACTTACCACACGATAAACAGTCGTGCGTGTCTACCTGATTCCACCACCCCAGAAAACCTTTAGGCGGCCATTAAATCTTTATTAGATTTTTCTAATGCCGCTATCATTCTTGTCATGCCAATTCCGCCACCTACTCTTGGGAAGAAATCAAAATTTAAAAATTCTTCAAGTTCTGCCTCCACACGTTCTTTTCCAAATAACTTGTAAAGTAACTGACTATACTCGCCATTTGTAATTGTGTGGAATGTATCACGCATCATATCAACATCGGTTGAACGCTCTGCTGAACCAATAGTTTCCATACCACCTAGTATCACATCAATCTTTTTACTATGGATGCCATCTTTGTATCTGCTCATATTCCAGAATGGTGAGGTCATTTCAGGAAAGTCTGTAATCATTGTTGAACCAAAACGTTCAAACATTTTTGTTTCATGAGTTGCGTCCATCTCAACACCATGTCCTATCTGAAAGTGATCTTGCCACTCTGCATAAGTTTTTTCAGTTGGCTCGTCAAAGCCTAGATAATTACATAATTCGTACTCCATTGCTTTTAAATCATCTATAGTTCCAGGAAATTCAAATTCAAACATTGGAAATATTATATCGTGTCTGCCTGGTATCGCATTTGGCTCTTGTCTATAGGATGTTGAGACACAAAAAAAGCCCTTACTATCGGGCTTGCTAAGTAATTCGTGTTCTAACCACATCTGGCCTGTTTGCGGCAACGGCCAAACTTGACCTGCGTAATTGTAAGTTGCTACATTGAACGGATCTTCACATGCGGCCAAAATAGATAATCTATTTTGTGTGTGAACTTCTAAGAATCCTTTGTCCAAAAAAAATGACCTTAAAAGGCCAACGGTTTGTGTAAATTTTTGCGGGTTTATTAGTTGTGTCATTTCTTTTCCTTTTCTGAGTTTCAACCTAAAAAAAAATTTGCTCAAAAAAAATTAGAGCTTTATTCTTTCATCGAGTTATTTATCTCTATAAATAAAATATGCGAATTATTTATATACATGGTGCTACTGCAAGTGAACGTAGTTTTGCCTTCATACAAAAATCTATTAAGTCAAAAAATCCTATCTATTTAAATTACGAAAAAGAAGGACGAGCATTTGACAACCTAAAAGAAATGATAAACATCTTAGACTTTGAAGATGGTCCGTTCTTTGTTGTTGCACATAGTTTAGGAGGCATTTATGCTGTACACTTACAACAAGAATTTGGAGCAATACAAGGTGCTGTGAGCCTTGCTACACCTTTTAATGGAAGTGAGATAGCAGTATGGGGAGCGATGCTAAATCCTAGCTACAGACTTTTTAGGGACATAACTCCCAATAGTAATTTTATTAGTAATAGTAGAGATATACCTATAAATATTCCTTGGACACAAGTTGTTACAACTGTTGGAAATGTTCCTTGGATTGCTGGTAACAATGATGGTGTAGTCACTACATCAAGTATGACCTGCAGAGAAGATGTTGA